TCATCTCAGCTGTTGATGAAGGATCTACTGCTACCGGCTCAGCCCGACTACCAGTAGTTTCTACAAACCAATCATTAGCTGGTGGAACTAACGGAACTGGTTCTGTTAGTGAGGTAGAAATATCTAACGAAGTTGTTCGTTTTGATACTGTCTTGAACTCGCTAGTTCTAAACGCTCCTGGAGTTACAGAAGCAGCTGCTGTCAACGCAATGACTACCTACGCATCAAACCGCGGAGACGTATTTGTTGTTATTGACCCAGTTTTTGGATCTGTAGATAATCAAATTACAAGAGCAGATTCTTATACAGCTACCTCTTACGGTGCTGTGTACTACCCACCAATCACAATTAAAGACCCAGCAGTTACAACCCCAGGAGTTACTCGTGAAGTAGCACCAGGTGGAGCAATTGTTGGTCTATACCTAGGAACCGATGCAGCTCGAGGAGTCTTTAAGGCACCTGCTGGTCTCAGCACTCGAGATGGAGGCGCAGGTTCAGTTCGTCCACTAACCAACGCTCAGTTGGATGGAATGAACAGCAACGCGGCTGCAGTTAACGCAATCAAGTTTGTTCCTGGTTCAGGAATTGTAGTTATGGGTTCACGCACGCTTCTTGGTTCATACGTAGACAAGTATGTTCCAGTTCGTCGTACTCTCATCTATCTACGCAAGTCCTTATCAGAGCTAACCCAGTTCGCAATCTTTGAGCCAAACGATGAAAAGACTTGGCGTCGAATTGTTGCAACTTTGGAAGGCTTCTTAAATAACTTCTGGCGCTCAGGCGGTCTACGTGGCTCAATCCCAGCACAAGCATTTTATGTAAAATGTGACGCTGAATTGAACCCACAACAGTCCATTGACGCTGGATTAGTTAACATCGAAGTTGGTGTGGCTCTACAACGCCCAGCCGAGTTCGTAGTTATTAAAATCGGTCAGTTTGACGGTGGCACCACCGTTACTACGGCGTAAAGGAGATAACCAAACATGGCAGATACAACAATTAATCGGTTCTCGAGTGTGGCGACCGATCCGTTACGCTCGTTCCGATTTATCGCTGAGTTCCTTCCACCACAACAAGGTTCTTCGGTGGACAAGCGGATTACCGGCTTCACTGGCGGTTTCCGTTCAATCAGCGGTCTCGGCATTAACACACAAAGTATCGCGTACCGCGAAGGTGGATACAACACCACCATTCACCAGGTACCTGGTATGACAACATTCAACCCAATCACTATGGACCGTGGAGTTATCTTTGGTAACAACCAGGCTATTGATTGGATGCGTACACTGTTTGCAGCAGCAGCCGGAGACGGAATTGCTTTGACCAGTGGTAAAGACTTCCGTTGCGATATCAAGATTTATGTTCTTGATCATCCAGCAGCAAGTAACGCAACAGCAACCGCAAGCGGTGAAGGTGGATCAAATACTCCAAAGATGGGCTTCCATGTGCACAACGCATGGATTTCAACTTTGAACTACTCTGACCTAGATGCTGGCGGAAACAACCTTATGGTCGAAACCCTTGGACTTGTCCACGAAGGACTTTCGGTATTCTTTACCAATGGAACCGGTGGATACGACCCAGTAAGGCCGGCAGCACTCTAAACAATTAGGAGACACAAGACGTGGCAGAATTAATTTCAGATCCAAAAGTCGTTAACCAAGCGGTCAAAGCTTTAGCAGCGGAGCCTGTTGTAAAAGTAGAAACACAGGCTCCGTCTGATACCGAGGTCGCACTTCCCGGTGGATATATCAATCGGGAAGGCGCCTTGGTCAAATATGTTGAGGTTAGAGAGTTAAACGGCGCAGACGAAGAAGCTGTTGCTAGAGCAGGAACTACTGGTCGTGCTTTAAACACAATGCTTCAAAGAGGTCTGGTCAGTTTAGGTATGGAGCAAGCGTCTAAGGAAGACTTAGAAACTCTTCTTTCAGGCGACAGAGATGCGATATTAATTGGAATCCGTAGAGCAACCTTTGGAAACACAATTGATTTCACAGGCACTTGTCCGTCCTGTAGAACAGAGCAAACTTTAACTCTGGATCTAACCAAGGACATTCCAATTGTCGAACTAAAAGATCCAAAAGAAGATCGACTCTGGACATATGAGTCTAAGTTGGGAACAGTAGTTGTTGGACTTCCTACGGGAGTTACACAACGTCGTTTGCTTGAAAACAACGACAAGAACTCAGCTGAACTAAACACAATCCTTTTGGCAGGTTGCGTTGCTTCAATAAATGGAAGCCCATCTATCGGAGCATCTACGGTCTTGAAACTAAGTTGGAAAGACCGTGAAGCAATTGTCCAAGAGATTCTTGAACGTAACCCAGGCCCACGCCTTGGGGAGGTGAAGAAGGCATGCGAGGCATGCGGTGAGGATATTCCTATGCCGTTGACCTTAGCTGCTTTGTTTCGCATATAAGCACGAAGATTACGAAAACTTACTGGACCAATTTGAAGCACTAACTCGAGCATACCCCGGCTGGACTTTGACAGATGTACTGTCACTGTCTTTCAGAGAAAGAAAGAACTGGCTCGAACGAGCCATTAACAGACGTAGGAGTTAGTGTTGGCTAAAAAAAATACCGGCACAGCCATGGGAACCAGTGGCGGTGGTGGCATTTTCGGTCGCAAAACCGAACTTGTTGCCGATCTTACGTCTGCCTTTAAACAGTTAAATAAAGAGCTTGAGCGCACCCGCGATTTATCGGCGGAGATATCTAGAAACTTAAAAGGCTCTTTCCCTGGTGGCGGTTCAGGCAATCTTCTCAATGGAAGTATGGGAACTTCCACGGGAACAAAAACTGCTACAGAAAATGATGGAAGCCAAGGCGGTGGCTTTGGAGGATTCCTAAAGAGCGCTGGCGCAGCGTTACTAAAAGGAACTGGCAAAATTGCTCTTGCTGGATTGCAGGGCATTCCTACAGTTGAACAATCTTTTGAACAAGATTTATTAAGATCCCGTTTTGGTTTCTATGGTGGAGCCAATGCCAACGCAACTCAAATGCGAATGGCTCGTCAAGGAACTACTACTGATACTTTAGACGCAGCCCGCGCCACAATGCTTGGCGCAAGCATGGGCATAATGCCTGGCTTAAAGAACTTTAATCAAGTTGGTCAAAGCGCAGCAGCAATATCTAACTTAATGCCAGGTGTTGGTCTATCTGGAGGTATGCAGGCTACAGCTGCGTTAAACCAAGGACGTAACGTAAACATGCTTCGCATGATTGGCGTTAACGTTCGTGGCGCAGATGGAATGATGCGTGGATTCCAAGACATTGCTAAAGACCTTTGGAAAGTACTTAACAAAGGTAAGACTGGCGAAGGTGCAATCACTAAAGAACAAATTTCGTTCTCATTGCAACCTGGTAATGCTCTTGACTCAATGCTTAACCAATATTTTGGCAATGACCCAATCCTTCGTCAATCAGTTATTTCAGAACTTATGCTTCTTGCTGGAACTGGTGGTAAAGGATCCTCTCTAAATAAAGCGACTTTGGCTCAAGAAGGCGCAACCACTAGTGCCGTTTTAAGTACAAGCGATAAAAACGCAGCATCGTTAAATGCTACTCAAGCAGTTGCCCCATCTGTTCTAAAAGGATTTGAAGCTGCTAATGATCTTCTTGCAGCGGCAAGCAATAAAGTTGCCGACATAGCAAGAGATGCGGGTTTAATGGGAGATGCGTTCCGTAAAATTCTTGAAGGTAAAGGTTTTATTGACACAATTGGAGCATCAGGTAATGGTGCTGGCGCAGGAATCCTTGGAGTACTTGGTGGTGGCGCCGCAATGATGGCTGGAAAAGCTTTTGGCGGAATTAAAAATTTATTTGGTGGTGGCGGTGGTGCAACAGCAGCCGGTGGAGCCAAGGGCGGTTTGTTTGGAAAATTTGGCAAGTTCATGCCAAAAAGTTTCTTGGGAGGTTTAGGAAGAGCTGGTCTTGCTGCTGGAGCTTACGCTGGACTAGATAAAGTCCAGGATTGGTTAAACGAAAATTATGCTGGACCTGAATTTATTAGAGATATTGGAAATTTTGCTTTTGATACTGGACAAGGCGCAGCTACTGGATTAGTTGCTGGAGGTCTTCCTGGAGCAATTGCTGGAACTGCTGTAGGCGCTGTTCAAGGTGGAGTTGGAATTGCTAGAAACAGCAATCCTGGCGGTAAAGGTGGCGGAGAGGGCGCAGGAGCTTCCGGCTATGTAATGCCGTTCCAAGGAAATTACTCAATTACAAGTCCGTTTGGTGTAGTTCGTCACTTAATGTTTAATGGAAAGAAGAGCCCATCCTACGGAGAAGGTCACGGCGGAATTGACTACGGTTTGCCAGAAGGCACTCCAGTTTTTGCATCCGCTAATGGTGTTATAGAAGCAACACCTTATGACGCTCCTGGTTTTGGAAATTACATAAAGCTTGTTACAGAAGATGGGGCACAACTATTTTATGGCCACTTAAGTAGCAAGATAGCTACTGGTGGAACTCGTGTTAAAGCTGGAGACCTTGTTGGTTATAGCGGAAACTCTGGACAATCTACCGGAGCCCACCTTCACTTTGAGGTACGCAAAAATGGTCAAAAGATGGATCCAAGCGCATGGCTTGCGGGCGCAGGAACTCCGTCTATTGTTGAGGGAGCACAGCCTGCACCTAGTTCAGATCTAGTAATGAGCCGAAATCCATCGGGTCTAATTATTGGTTCTGGTGGTCCTTCTATTGTGTCTTCAACTGACATGGGATCAATGACAAATGCTCAATCCCATGGAGCAACAGTTAATTATGGCGGAGTAACGGTAAACTTCCATATGCCTGAAAAAACAGCGGCAGATGCAAAAGAAATTGCTAGGGAAGTTAAAAAGATTCTTAGTGTGGACAATATAAGAGAAAAGGCGGTGTCTAAGTAATGCCAATTGAAGGTATCACGTTTAGCACAACTACTGCACCTCAAAATTATGGTACTCAGTACCCTAACGCAACTGCCGAAGATGAGGCTGAAAGAGCACGTTTTAGAAGGCTAACAGAAGGTCAAAAAGTACGTGCGGCTGAAGAACAAAAGAAAAAGAAAGATAAAAAATCAAAGAACAAAAACAAGAAGAACAAAGAAGTAAAGCCGTTAAAACTTCCAATTGATTATGACTGGAATTTACCTCCACATCAATGGAGCCTGCCTGTAAAACCAAAGATAGTTGAACCAGATCTATACATAGAGCCGGGCAAATGGGGTTACACAACTCCTCCCGGAGAAGTTCCTGAAAAGTACAGACGCGGTCGTATCTGGTGGTACTACAACGCTAACAACACATACGTTACGGCTACTGGTGAAGAAAAAACTCAGAGTACTGGTAAAGATAGAAGAATTGGTTTTCAATTTATGTGGAACCCAGACACCTTTAGCACTTCTGTTGCGCTTAACACCGAAGTTACTCCGCACCCTGCAGACATCTTTGCTTCAGTAGCCGGAGCCTTCCCAAGCGGGGAAACTCTTTCTTTACA